CCGACTACTTCGGTGAGATTGCAAACATGGGTGATTCCGTTAAGATTATCAAAGAACCCGAAATTACTGTTAAGGCTTATGCTCGTGGCACAACTGTCACTCCACAAGACCTTGACGATGAAGACTTTAGCCTGACCATTGACAAAGCTAACTACTTTGCATTTAAGGTTGATGACATTGAAGAGGCACACTCACACGTTAACTTCCAGTCATTGGCAAGTGACCGTGCTGCGTATCGCCTTGCTGACCAGTTTGACCAAGACGTTCTTGGCTACTTGTCAGGGTACACACAGTCTGCAATTCATGCAGTTGCAGATACCGTTAACACAACTGTTAATGGTTCAAAAGCAGTTACAACTGCTGGTTCAGATGAACTCCTGTCTTCAATGAAGCTGGAAGCTGACGACTTCGGTGGTTCAGCAGGTTCATCAATTGGTATTCAGCCACGTGCTGGTGGTGCAACTTCTGCAACTGTTGGTTCAGGTAATGCCAACGCACTGCAAGTTGTTGCTCGTATGGCACGTAAGCTAGACCAACAGAATGTTGATAGCCAAGGCCGCTGGCTGGTTATTGACCCTGTATTCAAAGAAATCCTCATGGATGAAGATTCACGTCTTCTGAATGCTGATTTCGGTGGTTCAGGTCTGCAAAACGGTCTTATCCTGAATAACTTGCATGGTTTCCGTGTTTACGTTTCCAACAACCTGCCTTCAATTGGAACTGGTCCATCAACAACTGGTGGTACTAACGCTTCTAACTACGGCGTAATGGTTGGTGGTCATGATTCTGCTGTTGCTACTGCAGAGCAGATTAACAAGACCGAAACCTACCGTGACCCTGACAGCTTTGCTGACATCGTTCGTGGTATGCACCTGTATGGTCGCAAGATTCTTCGTCCTGAAGGTCTTGTTAACGCCATCTACAACTTGGTATAAGGGGGGATTGAGATATGGCTCTTGGTGATAACACCTTAACCGCAGCACGTGGCAACTCGCAACGTGGTCGCAATCCTTACATGGTTCAGGGTACTTTGGATTTTGCACAAGCTGCAACAGATAAGGGTTCTGCCCTTGCTGCGGCTGATGTAATTCCCGTACTGACCATTCCAGCTAACACCGTAATTCTTGGTGCAGGTATGGAAGTTACTGAAGCACATGCTGGTACTTCTACTAATACTGCGTTTGACCTTGGTATTGGTGGTGGTGCTAACTTTGTTGATGGGTTTGACTTTGATGGTGCATCTGTTGGCGACTATGCTACAATGGCAACTACTGCCCCTGTAGTAATTGGCGGCACAGCAGATAACCTTGATGTTACCCTGCAAGCAATGACTGGCACAACAACTGCTGGTAAAGTTCGTGTCTTTGCTATCCTGATGGATTGTGACGACCTTGGTGACATGTCTGCTGACGAAGTAGACCGTGACACACTTGCCTAAATAGTACATGGGAGAGCAGGGCAACTTGCTCTCTCATTTCTCTCTGAGGATTTATAATGGCATACACTTACCTTGACATTACGAATGAAGTTCTTGCGCGGTTTAATGAGGTATCATTAACTGCTTCAAACTTTAGTAGCGCACGTGGATTTCAGACGCAATGTAAAAATGCAGTAAACGATGCCATTAATTATATATTTCAACGTGAGTTTGGCTGGGGCTTTAGCCACGCTGAACAAACAGATACATTAGTCGCAGGTACTACTCGTTATACATTTGATAGCACAATATATAATGCAGACTATGAAACATTTAGAATATCAAAAGATGAAAGCCTTGGCGTAGCAGGTGTTAGCCTTCGCGTACTGGACTATAAAGAATATGTAGACAAATACATTGACCAAGAAACAACAAGTGATGTAGGCGGTGTGCCTATTTTTGTGTTTAGAACACCTAACAATAACTATGGACTGTATCCATATCCAGATGCTGCCTATACATTAAAGTATGATGCTTACATTAAGCCTACTACTTTAAGTGCTACAACAGATGTACCACTTATTCCTGAACAGTTTCGTCAAGTTATTGTTGATGGTGCTACAGCATACGGCTACCAGTATCGGGGTGAAGCACAGCAGTATGGTATTAACTTTGCACGGTTTGAAGATGGCATTAAGCAAATGCAGAGTCTATACTTAAACAGTTACGACTATGTACGTTCCACATATTTACCACGGTCACAACGCTACGGTACATCCATATTCCCATCGGGGGCATAATAAATGGCAGACGAATCTGGACTTAGCCCATACGTCTTTGCCTGTGAAGGTGGACTGGTATTAGACCAATCTACATTCTCAATGCAACCGGGCATGGCATTAGAACTGCAAAACTTTGAGCCTGACATTCGTGGTGGTTACAGACGGATATCTGGCTATAGCAAATGGAATACTAACGAAGTTCCTTACACTGCTAGTGATACAGAAAAAGTATTAATGTGCGCCTATTATAATGGTGACGTTATTGCTGCTAGAGGTGAAAGTGTTTACAAAGGTTCTTCTGGTTCAGGTTCATGGACTAGCATTGATAGTGGCAGAACAGGTGCTGGTAAGTACAGGCACTTTAACTATAATTTAGGTGGCACAGATTACATTGTATGGGCAGATGGTGCAAACTACGCTAGTAAGTATGATGGTTCTACTGTAACAGACTTAAATGGCACAGGCGCACCTGCTGACCCAAGTATTGTAGTTGGATATAAAAATGCATTGTTCTTTGCAGGTATGTCTGCTTCTTCACAGGAACTTGTATTTACTGCACCATACACAGACGATGACTTTAGTGTAGCAAATGGTGCAGGTAGCATTGCGGTAGATAGTCCAATCACTGGTCTTGTACCTTTCCGTGACCAACTGTACATATTCTGTGAAGCACGTATCTTTAAGTTAGTAGGCAACACATCTGCTGACTTTGTATTACAACCAGTAACACGTGAAATTGGATGCCTTAACGGTTTCACTATTCAAGAATTTGCTGGTGACATTGTGTTTCTTGGTCCAGACGGACTGCGTACAATTGCTGGTACTGAACGAATTGATGACGTTGAACTTGGTACAATAAGTCGTGCAATTCAAAGACGGTTTGCTAATCTGTCTGACGTTGATGAGTTTGACAGTGTAATCATTCCAAACAAAACACAGTATCGCATTTTCTTTTCTAATTCTAATGTAACACGAGGCAATACAACTGGTGTTATCTGCGTAAGAAAAGGTGACACATACGAGTTTGCTGATACTCGTGGTATTCGTCCTAGCTGTACAGACTTTGCTATTAGTAATGGTGAAAGCATTGTTCTGCATGGTGAGTATGATGGATATGTTTATCAGCAAGAACAAGGCAATGACTTTGATGGTAACGTGATTACAGGTAAGTATCGCTCACCAGATTTGTCAATGGGTGATGCAGGTATTCGCAAAACATTTCAGCGTATCATTATTAACTACGCACCAGAAGCATCAGTGAATGCTGATTTGTTTGTACGATACGATTATGAATCACCTAATGTAGCAAGACCAGCTGCATATCCATTTGATACCGCAACGGTTGTTGCTATTTATGGAACATCATCTTATGGTACTGCAACATACGGTGGTCAGTCAAACCCACTCTTTAGACAGCCCATTGAGGGTAGTGGATTTGCAGTAGCCCTACGAGTGAACGACAGAGGAACGTCAGCACCGTACTCACTTAAAGGATTTCAGTTAGAATTTGACGCAGGAGCAAGACGCTAATGGCTGGATATACTAGACAATCTTCGTATACTGATGGCGACATTATTAATGCAGCCGACAGTAATGATGAATTTGACCAGCTTGTCAACGTATTTAGTAATACGACAGGTCACAAACATGATGGTACAGCAGCGGAAGGTCCAGTCATTGGTTTGATTGGTGACCCCGGAGTTGCTACACCAATTAATAAAGTAGTTGTAGATGATACCAACAATCGTGTTGGTTTCTTTGTAGATGTATCAAGTTCATCTGTAGAACAACTTCGTGTACAAGATGGTGCTGTTGTTCCTGTAACGGATAACGACATTGACCTTGGTGCATCTGGTGCTGAGTTCAAAGATTTGTACATTGATGGTGTTGCCTATGTAGACAGCATTGCAATGCCTACTACAACTGTTACTGATATCCTTGATGAAGATACCATGTCTTCTGACAGTGCTACTGCTCTTGCAACACAGCAGTCTATTAAAGCATACGTAGATGCACAGGTAACTGCACAAGACCTAGACTTTCAAGCAGATACAGGTGGCGCACTTAACATTGACCTAGACAGTGAAACACTTACACTGACAGGCGGTACTGGTATTGACACAGCAGGTTCAGGCAACACTGTAACCTTTGCTATTGATAGCACAGTAGCCACGCTTACTGGCACACAAACTCTCACAAACAAAACTCTTACCACTCCTATTATTGCTACAATCAGCAACACAGGTACTGTAACATTTCCAACTGCAACAACTACTCTTGTTGGTCGTGATACTACTGATACACTGACTAATAAAACAATAGATGCTGATAACAATACTATTTCCAATCTTGAAGTTGATAATTTAAAGTCAGGTGTACTTGACACTGACCTAACATCTGTTGCTGCTACAGACACTACGCTTGCTTCTGCAAAAGCTATTAAGAGTTATGTAGATACGCAAGTTGCTGCTGTACCAGTAGGTGACATTACAGCAGTTACTGCAGGTACAGGTTTAACAGGTGGCGGTACTACGGGTGATGTAACTTTAGATATTGACAGTACCGTTGTTACACTGACTGGCACACAGACACTAACAAACAAGAGCATTGACGCATCACAGTTAACTGGCACAGTTGCTAATGCTCGTTTGGATGCAGAACTACAAGCACTTGCTGGTTTAACATCTGCTGCTGACAAAGGTATTCAGTTTACTGGTAGTGGTACTGCTGCAACTTATGACCTTACAGCAGCAGGTAAAGCATTACTGGATGACGCTGATGCCAGCGCACAGCGCACTACACTTGGTCTTGTTATTGGCACTGATGTCCAAGCCTACGATGCACAACTTGCGGATATCGCAGGTCTTACACCAACAGATGGCAACATCATTGTAGGTGATGGCACTAACTTTGTAACAGAATCTGGTGGTATTGCTCGTGCATCACTTGGCTTGGGTACAATCTCTACTCAAGATAGTGGTAGCGTAACCATCAGTGGGGGTAACATTGACGGTACTGCTATTGGTGCTAGTGTACGTAACAGTGCGCAATTTACTACACTAGACGTATCAAGCACTTCTACACTAGAGGGTACACTCAATCTTAATGACGACCTTGACATGGGCGACAACAATAAGATTAGGTTGGGTACAAGCGATGACCTTGAGATTTACCACGATGGGGCTAACAGCCGTATCAACGATGCTGGTACAGGTAGCCTGAAACTGCAATCCGCTAACAATGACCGCATTGTAGTGGACAGCAATGTTACTATTCAAGGTCTGGTGTATCCATCTTCGGATGGTTCAGCCAATCAGGTGCTTACAACCAACGGCTCTGGTACATTATCATTTCAAGATGTAACTGTAACAGAAACAGACCCATCAGCACTAGCATTTGCTATCGCATTAGGTTAAATAACGCTTGACAATTAATTGTATGTATGGTATAATTATACTAAATTTGGAGTAAAGAAATGGCAAACGCTTTCCTATCAGAAACAGACACAGCAGTTGGAACGTCCCCAGCGACTATTCTAACTTGTGGTGCATCAACCGAAACCACCATCATTGGTCTGAGCATTGCTAACATCGTAACAAGTCAAATCACCGTAGACGTACAGCTTGATGCTTCAGGTCGTACAAGTGGTGCAGAAGACAGTGTTTACCTTGTTAAAGATGCTCCAGTGCCAGTTGGTGGTTCTTTAGTTGTGGTTGGTGGTGACCAGAAGGTTGTCCTAGAGCCGGGTGATGCAATCAAAGTCACATCGGATACGGCATCATCTGCTGACGTTGTTCTTAGCCATCTTGACATTACATAAGGAGTAGGGCATGGCCTATCAAGGTAACGTACCTGCAGCTTCGTATCTTGCTACACCAGCAGTACAACAGTTTAATGGTGACGGCACAACAACTACCTTTACCCTGAACCGCACAGTTGCTACGAAGCAAAGCATTATTGTGTCGGTTGATGGTGTTGTCCAAGATGCTGCCAGTTCCTACACTGTGCCAGATGGTGTTACTCTGACTTTTACTGCTGCCCCTTCTAGCGGCACTGCAAACATCTTTGTGAATTTCCTTGATTTGCCAGTCGGTACAGTCACTCCCCCTGATGAATTTAAAGGCAACTTCAAGAATAATGGCATGTTCCGTATCAATGCACAGACGTTGAGTTCGGACATTACCATTGTTGGAACTGAGAATGCTAACGTAACTGGACCGCTTACCATAGCATCTGGTGTAACATTGACCGTAGATAGCGGTGGAACATTGGTGACACTATGAGTACATTAAAAGCAGATACAGTCCAGAACACATCGGGCGGTGCAGTCACGCTGACTAATCAGAGTGCGGCGAAGGTTTGGATTAATTTTGACGGAGATGCGGCTGGTGCAACGGTTCGTGATTCGTTCAACGTGACATCAACTGATGATGATGGAGCTGGTGATTACGGCGTTAATTTTACATCATCAATGAGTAATAACGATTATTCAGCAGCTGGTATGGCTTCATTGAGTGCGTTTGCAAACAACGATGTGGGTGTTATCGGTCCAAGCAGAGACAATGCCGCTGAAAGTTTGGCAACAGGAAGCATACAGCTTGATACACAAAAGTCATCAAACACTGATGCTGTTGCTAGAGATGTGGATGCCGCACTTGTTACAATTCACGGAGACCTAGCATGAGTACCATCCTAGTTGACAATCTCACAGGCAAGACCTCTGCTGGCGACATTACGGTGACGAGCGAGGGCGGTGCGGCTACTCAGTCACTACAACAAGGGCTGGCGAAGGTTTGGGTTTCTGTTGACCAAGACACAACAGGTCATCCTATTTATGATAGCATCAATATTAGCAGTTCAACAGACGCAGGAACTGGAAGAACTCGCCTTCCTTTTACTAACTCTTTTAATAATGATGATTATGCAGATGTAATTGCTGGTGCGGCACAAAATGAAAGTGCTTTTGCTGGTGGTACTTTTTCAGTGACACAATATGTTGGCAGTGAACAAAAAACATCATCGCAAATAACAACTGATTGCCGAAATAACGCAGGTACAGACAATGATAATCATGATACCAAACTTATCATTATGGGAGACCTAGCATAATGGCTGGAACAATTATAGCAGATACCCTAACCCACAGCACCGCAGGTTCGGTGACTACGGACTATGTTGTTAATGGTAGTGCGAAGGCTTGGGTCAATTTTAACGGCACAGGTACTATTGCGGCTCGTGATTCGCTGAACGTGAGTGGATTGGTAGATGATGCGACAAGTGATTATACCGTCAATCTATCTAATGCTATGGCTAATTCAAATTTTGCTATTGTAGATAGTAGCTGTTACGACAGCGATGTTGGGGGTGCAAGTGCAACAGGTGTAACAGAAAGTTTGCCAGCAAGTACAACAAGCTATGCCTTACACAGTGGTCGTTCTACTAGTGGAAGTGAGTTTGATAATCAATATGTTTATGGCACAATTTTTGGAGACCTCGCCTAATGCAGACACCTGATTTCAAAGGCACTCATCTGTTTGACCGACTGTGCTGGGCTAAAGAAACGCTGGAAGCGGTACAATCTGACTACCGTGTTGTCTATGAGGACAGCGTGGACGAGTGCGCCAAGATTCTTGTGCCTGACCCTAACTGGATGGCTTGCGCTTTACAAGGCGGCATCCTACCACCAGTGTGGGTCTACCATGAACTAGCAAAGGATGAGGCACAACCTGATTTCAAGAAGCATACTCGTGGCTATTTACTGCACACAACAGAACCAATGCCAGCGATGACTGAAGAAGAAGCTATTGAATACTTAATCATGAAGGATGTGCCACAGCATGTCTGGCAAGAATGGAACACAGGCAACAAACCAAAGATGGTTATCTGCCGCAAAGAACAGTTACCAAGCACTAGAGAGTGGCGTAATGCTTGGAAGATAACTGAAGACTTAACTGCCACTGATATCGCAGCATAGGAGAAACACATGGCTGTATCAACATACATCGTAGATAAGGACGGGAATCAGATTGACGCTTCCACAGCTACCGTTCCTTCTGACCGTCACTTTCGTGGTGCATGGTCTCTTAATGGAAGCGTAATCAGTGAAGACATGGACTCTGCACGGGCAATCTTCCGTGACAAGATTCGTGAAGCACGTAAGCCGTTGCTCGAAGCAAAGGACGTGGAACTGATGAAGGCACTAGAAGCTGGCACTAGCACAACTGCTATTGCTGCTGCAAAGGATGCCCTTCGTGATGCACCTGCTGCTGCCGCTATTGACAGTGCCAGCACGATTGCTGAACTCAAGGCAGCTTGGAACGCAGACTTGCTTGGTGATAGCCCTTACGCATAAGCGTAGGGGTCATCCCTTTTTACTTGGAGATAGATAGATGGCGTTGACAAAGATTAGAGATGCAGCATTACCAGCAGACTCAGTATTGCAAATAGTGTCTGCTGAACTTGCAAAAGACGGTACTGTTAACACAACATCTACAAGTTATGTGGATACAGGTTTATCTGCAACAATTACCCCTTCTGCCACTGGCAATAAAATTAAAGTTACAGTTGTTTCAAACATCAGAGGTAAAGCCGCTTCTGGACAAGATTTGGATTGGTATCAGAGATTGTTAGTTGGTGCAACTGAACTTGATGAAGTAAGAATGAAGGGGGACAATATGGGAAAACTTGGTGATACTATCTATGTTCCAATTTCATTAGTGCATTCTTACATTTACACAACAACAAGCACTAGTGCCATTACTTTTAAAACACAAGTGAAAGCGGCAGCAAGTGGTGAAGTAAGATATCGTGAAAATGATACCTTCATTATTCTTGAGGAGATTGCACAGTGATTGGGGTTTCTGAAGCACTTATTGCGTTGAGGCCAAACGCTGAATGGCATTTACCAGAAGGCACTTACGAAAGCCTTGTATGGCTTGACAGTAATCAAACCAAGCCAACTGAAGCAGAGGTTAATGCTAAGATAGCAGAACTGCAAGCAGCAGAACCAATGCGCCTACTACGACAGCAACGCAACTGGTTATTGTCTGAAACCGATTGGTGGGCATCCTCTGACTTAACAATGACTTCTGAACAAATAGCCTATCGCCAAGCCCTGCGTGACATCACAGATAACGCCACATCTCTTGATGACGTAACGTGGCCTACTAAACCATAAGGAAGACCAATGAGTTACATCGGTAAATCCCCCTCAACAGGTGTTCGCAACCGCTTTGTCTATCAGGCAACTGCAGGTCAGACATCTTTCAGTGGTAGTGACGCAGACAGCAAGGTACTCACCTACGCTGACAGCTTGTACTTGGACGTGTACCAGAACGGTGTCCTGCTCAAGCCAACAACGGACTACACCGCTACGACAGGCACAAGTGTTGTTCTTACAACTGCAGCATCCTTGAATGACATTGTTGAGATGGTGGCATACGATGTGTTCAATGTTGCGAACTCATATACAAAAACTGAAAGTGACAATCGCTACCCATTCAAAGGTAACAACAGCATCATCCGTTTGAATGGACAGAGCATAGATGCTGACATCACGATTGACAGTGATGAGAATGGTGTCAGTGGTGGACCAATCACACAGAATGCCACCGTCACTGTTAACGGGTATTGGAGCATTGTATAATGACTAGCGTTCTTAATGTAGATACCATTGCGGATAAGGCAGGAACTGGACCAGTTGCGCTGACTAAGCAAAGTGCGGCTAAGATGTGGCAAGGTTGGGTATATAGTGGCAGCACCCCAACATCACAAGGTAGCTTTAATGTATCATCTATAACTGACACAACCACAGGAGACGCAGCTTTTAATTTAATAAATGCTATGTCTAGCTCCGCTGGGAACAGTCTCATTGGTGGAAGTAACCACGCTACTTTAGGAAACACATTAGTGGACAAAGATGGTGCATCTGTATTTTCTCAAAGACTATTTGACAATACTGGCGGTGGTGTAGATGCAGGTGGGAATTTTAGTATTCAAGTTAACGGAGACCTCGCATAATGGCAAGCATATTAAAAGTAGATGAACTACAGGGCATTATCAGCGCAGGTGATATCACAGTTACTAGCGAGGGTGGTAGTGCAACGCAATCACTTCAGCAGGGGTTGGCAAAGGCTTGGGTAAACTTTAATGGTACTGGCACGATTGCTTCTCAGGATTCGCTAAATCTGTCTAGCTTAACTGACAATGGTGCTGGAAATTATACTTCAACATTTTCTAATGCACTAAGCACAGACAACCATTCTGCTAGTTTTTATGCAAATTACAGCAGTGGATGGGGTAACTCTTGCTATGAAGCTGGACGAAGCACAACAACACATCAGGGGCGAGTTGTTAATAATCAAATTGCTGGTGGTGGTGGTGACGATGCTAGTGAATGTAGCCTAATAATTATGGGAGACCTAGCATAATGGCAAGCGAACTAAGAGTAAACACCCTGAAGGATGCTGCTGGTGCTAACAGCGTGGCTATGGAATATGTTGCTGGTGGTAGCAGTAAGGCTTGGGTTCAGCTTAACGGTTCAACCTTTGCTATTGCAGGTAGTTTTAACGTAAGTAGTGCAGATGATAATGGCACAGGAGATTACGATATTAATTACACGAACAGTATGAATACCAACACATACGCAGTCCCTGCAAGTTGTAACGGCGATGGGAGTGGATACAACAGAGCCATTTCAATAAATGCTGTGGCGACAGGAAGTCATGACATAATTACATTTGTTACCGACACTGCAAACATTAAGTCTGACCTTGATATTATCAGTACAGCAATCCACGGAGACTTAGCATGAGTAAAGCAGCAGAGTTAGCGGCACTTATCGGTTCGCAAAGTTCCCTGTCAAACAGGAACCTCATCATCAATGGTGCGATGACTGTTAATCAGCGTGGTGATAAAACAGGAATGACTGGTGACGATTATCAAATAGACAGATTTAAGTTTGGCATTGGTAGTTTAGGTACTTGGTCATCTTCTCAATCCACTACTGCACCTGATGGGTTTGGATACAGCTTAAAATTAGACTGTACAACTGCTGATGCTTCACCAGCGGCTAGTGACACGCTTTATTTGTATACCCGATTTGAAGGGCAAAACTTACAACAAATTAAAAAGGGTACAGCTAGTGCAGAAAGTCTAACGCTTTCATTTTGGTGCAGATGCAACAAGACAGGCGATATTCAAGTAAATTTGCGTGATGCTAATAACACTCGTCAAGTGGGTGCTACTGTTACTATAAACTCAGCAGATACTTGGGAATATAAGACTATAACTTTTCCACCAGATACTACTGGTGCATTTACAAATGATAATAACTGGTCAATGAATGTTGAATGGTGGTTGGATAGTGGTTCTGACTTTAAAGGTGGTGCAGTGCCAACTGCTTGGGAAGCGGCAGTAAACACTGACAGGGCTGTTGCTGAAACATTGGCGTTAGGCGACAGCACTAGCAACACCTTCTACATCACAGGCGTCCAACTAGAAGTCGGCGAACAGGCGACGCCGTTTGAACACCGTAGCTATGGCGATGAGTTGGCTAGGTGTCAGCGGTATTACGAAACTGGCTCTGTTTTAAAACGCATCTGCACAGGTAACGGTGAATCTGACCACGATATTCAAATGACAGTCACAAAAAGAGCAGACCCTACTTTTACCATCTCAAACCAAACTAATGTAACAAACAATGCGGCAACTAATTTTTCCACTACTGCTGTAGGAATTAATGGTTCTGCAAGTGCTTACACAAACTTTTCATACGATTGGACTGCAGATGCGGAGTTATAAGTTATGAATGAAATGACAATTACATCAGCACAATACGTAGCAGAAGATGATGTTAATCAAAGCATCAAAGCCACCGTTGACGGCGTTGAGATGTTCGTACCCCTTGACCCAGCCAACCGCCACTACGCAGAAATCATGCGTCAGGTAGAAGCTGGCACACTAACTATAGCAGAGGCAGAGTAAAGTGGAAATGACCAACTTAATTGATATGCTTCTTGGTGTCATCGTAGCTGGCGGTGCGTGGTTCTTGGTTGGCTTGAACAGCGAACTCAAGCGTCTGGGCATTCTTTTGAACAGAACACGTGAAGACTACGCAACGAAGGTGGAGTTACGTGACGACATGGATAGATTGATGGAAGCATTACACAGGTTGGAAGATAAGCTGGATAGAGTATTGCAGGGGAATAGATAATGGCAATGTTTAAAGCATTTAAACCTGAAGCAATGAATAAGATTGCAAAGGTTATGGGCTATTCGGGAGACATGAATCAGTTCCAGCAATACATTGAACAAGACCCTATGCGTCAACAGCAGATGCAACGCTATACTAATGCCGCACAGATGATGGCTAAAGGTGGTATGGCACGTAAGAAGTATCAAGAGGGTGGTGCTGTTACTGATGAGACTACACAACCACCTGCTGCACAGACACCTGTACAAAGCATAGCACAAACTTCAATAGAAAGAATGTACCAGCCAGCACTGCCTACGGGTGCTGTTACACAAGCTGCTGTTACTCCTATTGCTCAAGAACAAATGATTCAGCCTAATGTTGGACAACTTACAGGTGCTATTTCAGTTCCTACCACTATGGCTACAACAGCACAAGCTATTCCCGTACAAGAACAACAGGCAGCACAAATGCAAGCTGCTCAAGCTGGTCCTGCTGTACAAGCTGCTGTAGATGCAACACAAGCTGCCCAGACTACTCTTGACCCACGTGCTGAAGTAATGGCTGCACAACAAACAGCAAGCAGTGTAGGCAATGTAACTGCTGCACAAGGTCAAGCCATTCTTATTGATAATCCAGTTCAGCGTGAAATTCAAGATGGGGAACTTATTAGTGGTGCATCTGCTGATGCTACTAAAGCTGCGCAGTTTACTGAACAGGTACAGGCTGCTGAAGCAACACCAAGTGACCAAGCTACCGTACAAGGACAACTGGCACAACTTACTGCTAACTTTGATGCGAACAACCCACCTGCATGGGCTGCTGGTGCATTACGTAATGCTACTGCACAGATGGCTGCACGTGGTTTAGGTGCAAGCAGTCTTGCTGGTCAGGCTATTATACAAGCTACCATGGAATCAGCATTGCCTATTGCACAGGCAGATGCAAGTATTATTGCTTCATTTGAACAACAGAACTTGACAAACCGTCAGCAACGTGCTATGCTTGCGGCACAACAAAGAGCAGAGTTTATGGGCATGGAGTTTACACAAGACTTCCAAGCACGTGTACAGAATGCTGCTCGTATTAGTGATATCGCTAATATGAATTTTACAGCTGAACAACAAGTTCAACTTGAAAATGCTAAAATTGCTAATACAGTTAATCTAAACAATTTATCAAATCAACAAGCAATGGTAATGGCAGAAGCTGCTGCTCTTGCCCAGATGGATACACAAAATCTAAACAATCGTCAACAAGCAGCTGTACAAAATGCACAAAACTTTTTACAAACTGACTTAGCTAATCTTTCTAATCAACAACAAACAAATGTATTTAAAGCACAACAACGTATTCAGTCTCTATTTACAGACCAAGCTGCTACTAATGCTGCTGCACAATTTAACGCTACAAGTGAAAATCAAGTTAATCAATTTTTTGCTAGTCTTGCTAATCAAACATCGCAGTTTAATGCAACACAGTCAAATGCACAGGCACAGTTTAATGCGGGTCAAATAAATACAGTAGAAAGATTTAATGCAGAACTTAATAATCAACGTGACCAATTTAACGGTCAAAATCAATTAGCTATTGCACAAGCTAATGCAGTATGGCGTAGAGAGATTGCTACAGCCGATACTGCTGCAGTCAATAGAGCAAATGAATTAAATGCAGCAGCAGTATTAGGTGTATCAAAAGAAGCGTATGATAACTTATGGCAATACTATGCAGATACTATGGAATGGGCGTGGACATCTGCAGAAAACAATGCTGAAAGATTAGTACAAATGGCAGTAGCAGAATTAGATGCTAAAGTTCGTACTGATTTAGGTAAGTTAGAAGTTGATGCTGCTGAAAGTGGTGCTATTGGTGGATTTATTGCTGACGTATTTACAAGTCCGTTAGCTGGAACTCTTCTTGGGGGTATATTCTAATTATGTATAATGAAAGACAACCTGCACAATTAGCAATCATTAATATGAGAAAAGCATTGGATGCAATGGAAAAACAACCAAAAGAAAAACCTCAAGTTATGTCTGGTTTGCTTGCTCCTAAAAAAACCCCTTCAGCTGAAATGACTCAAACAAAAAGTGAGTCACGGCGTGTGTTAGAATATATGCGTGAGATTAGAAATATAATGAAGGATAATACAAATGTCGTTTAGAGAAGCTGAAGATTCATTTGATAGACCAATTCCGGGCATGTCTTTAACGCATGAACTTGGCGCACGTCCTTGGCAGACTCCACCAGAATATGCTACTATTGAAGAAGCATTAGATTTTTATATTCCTCGTCTTACTGACCCATCCTTTATAAACAGACTTGTTGATATTATTGAAATGGGTATTCCCTTAACTTCTCTTGCTGAAATAATTACAGTAGGCGGTGTCATGCAAGGATTACATACAGTAGATATAGCTGTGCTTGTTAATCCTGTACTTGTAGAACTAATGGAAGGCATTGCAACAAAAGCAGGTATTGAATATCGTCTTGGTGACGTAGACGGAGAAGACGTTCCTGACAAAATGCTGATGAGTAAAGTTCGTAAGGCGTTAAAAGATACAAATCTTACTGAAGAAGAGGAAAAAGATAGCACTGAAAAATTAGTAGAAGTAGAAACAATAGAAGAAGAAGTTACAGAAAAACCTATGGGTCTTATGTCGCGTAGTCGTGGAGAAAGTTAATGGCGTTTAGATTTCAGTCTGCTTTAGCTGGTGCAGCAACAACACTTTCTGGTAAATTAAAAACACTGGAAACAGAAACAAAAGACCTGATTAAAACTGAGGCTGCACGTGTTGCTGACCAAATGGAAGAGCAAAGAAAGCAACGTATTAAACAAACACTTGACTATAATACACAAGCACGTTTTTTAAAACACAACTATAGTTTAAACGATTCTCAAGTTGAAGCTATACTTAGTGGTGGATTAGAAAACGCTAAAGTTTTTCAACAATCCATGAAAGATTTAGCTACACAATCTGCTATAGCAGGTACAGAGTTTAATAGAGAAGAAGCAGTTGCTAATCTTCTTCCTACAATGGATGGTGACTTTTCACAACGTAGCATTGAAGAACAAGCAGAAGCATTTGCATTTGCTACAACACCACAAATTAGTGCTGATATTAAATCTTCTGTACAGACAATTGGTGCAGGTATTTCAGGAATGGCAAAAGGTCCAGCACCTACAGATTATATTCAATCACAATTGGAAGCACAACTTGGTGCTAGAGCAGGTCAACAGCCAGATGCCTTTACAGGTAGAGCAATTGGTGTAGATACAGGATATCAGTTTAAACCTGTAGATGTAGATGTTCAAACTATTGCAGAATTAGAGGCAGTAAGAGCAGGAACCGCAAGAACTGAAGCGCAAATAGGTCTTATTACGGCACAGACAGCAACAGAAGAAGATATGCTACCTCTTAAAAAGGAAGAATTGGAAGCCCACATTGCGCAAAGAGAGTCTGATAAACTTCTTACAGACGCACAAGCAGATAGACTTAAACAAATGACACCATTGTTGGTAGATAAATCTAAAGTTGAAATTGACCAGATAATTGCTAATACTAATAAAATTGAACAAACAATTTATAATATGTTTATTGAAGGAGAAAAAACAGAACAAGAAATTAAACAAATTAGAGCAGCAACCGATAATATTCTATCTGATACTAAAATACAAGATGCACTTGCTCCACTTCAAGAAGATGAATTGAGAGCAAAAATAGAACAGATAACAGCTACTACATCATATCGTGAAACAGCAACAACGCAACTAGAGCAAGAAATTGCTAAAGCAGAAAAGAAGACTCCTATTGAATTAGAAGCAGCTGGAATTGAACTAGATACCGCCAGAGAAAATCTTCGCATTCTTAGAGAAGGTACTTTCTCTGACGTGGAAGAATTGCAAGTATCACTTATCAATGAAAATAGAAATCTAAATGAACAGCTAATTAATAATCCTCAAATGGGTGATGCAGAACGCTCTAAGATTGAATCTAAAATATCTCGCAATGAAGATTTAATTATTAGTGCAGCTATTGCTACATCAGCTGGTACGGATACTAGTGATTATTTTAGTACGGTAAATCCAGTAAATTATTATGATAAACTTCTTAAACAAAATTTAACCGCGCTTAATGTTGATTTTGAATTTTCAAGTTTTGATGAGGCGATTGCTAGTATTGAAGAGGATAAAAGACCTGCATTTTTTGCAGCAGCAACAAGTTCTTTATCCGAATTTGATTTATATTTTACTGGCAGCAAACAAGCAGACCGTTTTGTATATGGTAAAGCATTATCTATTAACAATGCTATACGTTCTTACGCACAAAGAGATGAATCAATTTATTTAGGACCAAAAACTTTGGATGAGATTGGTAATCTTACAGACGTAAAAGAAGGTCAGGTAGTATCTTACGTAAACAACCAAACTGGTGATGAGCATTTTATGGTATATAGTTCAGGTCAATTTGTAAGTCCACTTGATACATTAGGATAAAGAATGGCAAAGATTAATGGTAAATCTGTTAAGTCTCTTCCTTCTTTTATTTCTAAAGATGAAGATAAACCGTTAACAGAGACTGAACAAGTATTTGGATTGGCAGACGAAGATACCGCTTTGTCAATGGAAGAATACTACGCAAAAGACAAAGAAGATTATGAAAGACAAGCTGAAAAGGTACTAGAAGAATACACTGGTACTGGTGAAGCTATTTATGATAAAGAGTATCTACGCTCTCTCGACACTAACAGTATGCTAAACCTCATATACGATGAGGACAGAGACCTTGTAAAAAAGTATACTGACCCAACCTCCAAAGCTGCTAGAGAACAAGAGTTTGTATTAAAGGCTGTGCCTAGAAACATTGCACCATATGTACGTGTGGTAGCAAAAGGTTCTGGCTACGTTGTTGTACGCCCTTTAGATGGATTAGAAGATGTAATAACAGAAGGTATAGCAAAAGGGTTATCGAAAGATAAAGAAATACAGGTTATGGCTGAGAACATTTCTGCAGATACAGGAATGTCTTTTGAGGCTGCTCTTGCAGAGGCTGATGAAACTAGAGAAACAGCAGATGCACGTGAAACAATTTTGACTCAACAAAAACTAAAGTCAAATGAAGAAAAAATGAAGGAGTTTAGTGCGCTTGTAAAACTATATGCTGACGGTGAAATTACAGAGCAAGATAATAAAATAGTAGAAGAAACTATGCGCCTAGTAGACGGCGGTGTTGATGCGTTAGAAGCGTATGATAATGCTGTTGCCACTATTTCTGCTCCTATATACGAACCAGCAGGTACGGGTTCTTTAACTCCATATGACCCAACACTTAGACAAAAACATCAATTAGGTATTCAGAGTTTATTAGAGTGGACAGGCACAAGTAAAAACACTGCAAGGTATATAGCAAAAGGAATTGTTGGTGACCCTACTGTAAGCACTGGTAGAGGTATGGGTGCTGATATCATGGAAAGTTTAGGTGTTGCTGACCTTACTCCAGTTGGTGCTTTGTATGGTTTGGATGAAGCCTCTCGTGATATTGCAGCTATCAATGCAAGAGATGGTTCTGCAACTGAATATATCGTACCGGGTGTAGTTGCTGGCTTGTCAATTCTCGAAGCTATACCTCTCACAAAAGCACTTGCTAGAGGTGGCAAAAAAGTTTTATCTGGAAAACCATCAGTCTCTAAAACTAGCAATGAAATTGCAGCTGAAGTAGAAGCAGAGGAAATCGCATTTAAAGAAGCACAAGCAAATAGAAAGTATAATCTAGGTCGTGTTATAGAAAAAACTAGAGAGTTTGAAAATGCACGAAAAGAAGCTGCACGTGTAAATGCTGCTAAAAATTCAGATGTATTAGAAGACTTTATTGATGCTTATGAAGAAACGCACGGGGTAGATATACACCGTGTTGTTGATGGTAAAAAAGTAATTGATTATGAGAAGGCACGAAACGTAGGCATCAGTCGTATGATTGATTTAGATTTGCCTGATGATGAAATATCTGCGCTTGGATTTGGTCCTGATGGTCATCGTATTCCTATGCTTAATCCAGATACAATTGACCCTTTAATTGCTGTTGTTGCAGACCTTAAAGCAGCAAATCCTGAGATGTTTAAGAATGTAAAGAAGACAAAGAAAAAATATGAAGCAAAGACTGACGATGGTCGTACTATTATAGGTACAGAAAAAGGTGAGCCTGAAGATAGAGGACTAAATGTTATTGAAGCACTGTTTGAAGCTAGTGCAAAAGGAGAGTTTGACTTACTAAATTCTCCTGTTTTAGATGAAGCATTAGAAAAATATGGATTAAGTTTAGATGAGTTTATCCAGCAAGTTGTTGGTGCTGGAAGTATATATGGTAAAGGTCTTCAAAAGTTTAAGGCTGTAAAAGATGCCATGCAAGCACGTAAAAGCCCTGCTCAGATAGCAGAAGAAGAAATGAATGAGGCTTTAAAAAATGCAGGTGGCATTCGACAAGGTATAAAACGATTTGAAGACATTGTACGTGGTGCAATGGTTGGTACAATTGCTACTGCAATGCGTAACTTTGAGGGTTTTCTTATTCGTGCGCCACTTGAAGGTTTAACAAACTTATTTACTAATGGTATTCATGCTGGAGCAAGTGCTGCATCAGGTAATCTTAAACCCCTAAAAGGTTTTGTAACTGAAAATCCATTTAAAAATAGCTTTCGTGTATACGGAGAAATGTTTCGTGACCGTAAGGGTATAAAAGAATACGCTGATTATATACTAGGCAATGAAAAATTTCGTGACTTGTATACAAGAATGTATGAACAGGTTAATGAAATACGAGTAGCAAAAGGTAGAGGTCAAGCAAAAACAAAAGTTGGTAAGGGTTTTGATTATACACTTAGTGCAATGGAAGACTTTGTACATTTCATAAATGGTCCTAACCGTATGCAGGAATTTCTTGCGAGAAGAACTGTATTCATGGACAAATTAAATCAACTGGTTAAACGTGAATATGACCTTGATTTAATGCAAGTTATGGACAGTGGTAGATTTGAAGACTTAATGAGAGACAATAAAGCGTTTGTCGGAAAAGAAACTAGACCATTTAAGGAACTAGTTACTGACGCTGTAGATGCATCACTTGACGCAACGTATGCTAGTGGTCCTAAAAATGCTGCATTTAAATATTTATTGAAAGGTTTTAACTACGTACCCGGTTCAACTTTTATTGTACCGTTTCCAAGATTTATGTTTAAGTCAATGGAATATATGTACGAAACAACACTAGGCTTACCTACTGCTATGACCAGAAAAATATTTGGTTTAGGTGAAGCGGGTGGTAGTTTTGTAACAGCATCTGGTAAAGCTACTTACAATGCAGAGATGGCTGCTCGTGGTATGGCTGGTTGGTCAGCTATTGGTACAATGTATATGGCAGCAGAAGCAGGTTTAATTACAGATGATAATAAGCTACGGATACCGGGGACAAATAAGGTAATTGATGTAACACCACAGTTTCCTTTAGCACAGTTAGCCTATCTAGGTAACGGTATGAGGAAGATGCTATCTTCTGAAAGAGACTTTAATGAGTGGTTTGATGGTAAAGAATTTGTCAAACTATTTACTGGTACTAATTTCCGTAACAATACTGGTCTTGGGGAATTAATAGATGACATATTTCAAATGGCTAGTGGAGAAGCTAAAATTGGAACAAAAGAGGCACTTGCAGAATCTGTAGGTAAGTTCTTTGGTGACATTACTACTCGTATCGCACAGCCATATCAACAAGTGATAGACATTGAACGTGGTTTAGGCTTTAGAGATAAGACTATTCGTGATTATAGTAGTGACCCTGACATGAGTATAATGGGTTCTTTTAGTAAAGGTTTTACAGAGAGAGTGCAAAGCAGAGGCTTTACTACACAAGAAGGTGGGTTAACTGGATACATTGGAGAGAATGTATTTGGTGTAGAACCACCTGAAGATTTAGCACCTGCTAAAGCATACCCCACTAAACCCGGTGAAAAAGAAAGGGAGTTTCCGCTTCTCAAGTTTGGTCTTGGATTAAACATTATGGATGATGCTACAGAAGAACAAGAGTTCTTGCTGAAGTATGGTTATCGTGATTGGGATTTTAGAAGTAGAACAGGTGTTGGAACAGTTGATAACGCTATAAATGAAACTATGTCAGGTATACTACCTTCAATGGTTAAAAGCATGATGAAACTAGAGGAAAAATTTATTGAGCAAGGTAAAAGTGAGGAGTTTATAGATAAGGAAATTAAAGCCCGTATCAAGCAAATGGCTACGGGTATAAAAAGTAAGATATATAAACATGGTATCAAGTCTAAAGGAGCAGATAACCCTGCTTATGTACAAGAACTGTTTAAACTACGAACATATAATGCTGAAGCGCAGAGTGCTATTGTTGCTAGGTTTTACGATATGACTGGTAAGCACCCAGACTTATCAGATGTTACAGACTTGCGTAAGTTAAATGAAATAGGTTTAAGAGGACGTTATAAACGTAGTTTGTTTTAATGTACAAAAAAGAGGGGGCTTAATTGCCCCCTTTAGTTTACCCATGATTTAGAAAGGAGATTATTATTATCTGTTATCGCCAGACCCACCTAGTGTACCACGTTCTTTACGTGAATGCAACTTCTCAATGTTCTTTTCCATAATATGTCCAAGGTTAATGTCCACCTCACGTGCTAACATAGCACAGTACCACAGTACATCACCAAGTTCATAGCCAATCTCAATCTTCTTCTGCTCTAGTGTTTCCTCATCTGCCCCATCACGAATAAGTTTCTTCACCTTATTTGCAATCTCACCTGCTTCCCCTGTCAGCCCAAGAGTAATGTACTCAAGGGCTTTTTGTTTAGGGAAGATAGCTGTCTCAGATGCTTTCTGTTGATATTCTGATGCTGTAATTGTACTCATGTTTCTCCTTTCCATAAATTCTTTAGCTTGCTTCTCTAGCCAATTCATCCCCTGTCTCCTTAAATGCTTTGATTACATCGGATGAGAACAACTTCTGTAGGTTGAGCAAGTACATACGTGATGCATTATTATCTCCACCTGATACGCTGCGTTTGTAATCAAGGTTGTTGATGATGCGTTTCAAGCTGTTCGTATCAAATACAATAGTAGCAAACGTATCTTCGCCAATACATAGATTGTGAAACCAGTAATCTGATTCCGTAGCATTGATGCCACTTGGTTTTCCGTAGCACTCATATTCAATCGCAATGTTTCCAGTCTTCTGCCATACGTCTCTTTCACTCTTCACCTCAATCTTCTTATCTTGAAGCATGTCAGCTACCATTTGCTCACGTACCTTACCATACTCAAGGTCAATATCAAACTTCTTTCTGTCTTCCTTCTTTGGTTCTAGGTTCTCCATCTTCCTTCTCCTTCTGTTGCTTTAGTTTCTGCCACTCATCATAACACGGATGGTTAGGTGACGGATTGTATTGTATCCACCCATCACCCTGTTTCCATATCATTCTCTGTTACTCCTTTAATTGCTTTATACTCTGGGTGATGCTCACTGACTGCCTTCTCAAGCAGTGAGATAAGCCCTTCGTTAATGAGTGCTTTCTTTGCTGCTTCGTCAAACTCAAATATTACAGTTGCTGAACCATCTGGGTGGTCAACTACATCCTTTACATCAATCTTGCCTACCATTGTCAAATCCTTTCATAAAGTGCATAGGTGGGATTTGGATGATACCCACATCAGGCTAGTAACTTCCTATACTTCACCCGAACTACACGTTAGCTGGTTGAGCAGGAGTACCACTCCCCGTGTATACCTTACCCCCGTTACAGAAGGTTGTTCAGTCACTATGCTTTTCCCACCGTCATGGGAAACCCTATTACTTCCTAAATCTGTGTCTAAAGAAGACAATCAAGTTGATGACAGTGTTGGTTGTAATCATAGCAAGTATCCACCACTGCCACCATAACAGGTCTAATCCACTACACTCTATCAAGATAGATAGCTTTCTTTCGGCGTTCTAGTTCTGAAAAAGTTCTTATGTTCAGGATGCTCTTCCAAAAACTTTCTTGCATAATGTGAAATCCAACCGTCACTGATTTTAAATTCAGAATCATTTTCGTTAATAGCGGTTTCCCATCTCATTCTATGGAAGATAGCTTTGGCAGAGTAGTATTTTTTTACTGCTGCCATCTGTTTAGCAAACTTACAGAACATATCATATATTTCTGGATTCTGTTCGTGATGAACTTCAAAGTTTTCCTTTGTCCATTTACCATTTAACATTATCATAATCCTTTCTGTTTTAAGCAGCCGTTAAGTCAACTACTTCACAGACACCTGCTGTACAAGCCAACTCCCTACCACCTGATGTTGTGTCTTCCTTTTCAAACTCAGGTAACTTACTCCAGTCTACACTATCTGGCATCTGTGTCAAGAACTTTTTGTATTGTTCTTCATCAATGTCCTGATAAGGTGCTTGCTGATAAGTATGTTCACTGTGTGGCAAGAAGCTAATGCCTGACACATTATCAAAGTGTTCATAGACCCATGCTCCTACATCCATCCACTCATGTTCCTTCACAGAGATAGTGACAGAAGGTTTGTGTTCACACCAATGCAACTGATAAACTAACCACAACTCTAACTGCTCAATAGCTGACATGTCATTTCGTGTGATTGCAGTCTTAGGTGATTGCATTGGAAAGCTAAACACTGTCGTGCTATCAGGCTTCATGACAT